TCAAACTTAAACCTATAGCTAAATCTTACAAATTTAGCCTCTAAGTAATCTGGATCTCCTCTATATACTGAGTCGTAGTAAGGGTTATTAGTTGTACCATCAGGTAATTGCTGACTAACAACATCTTGCATTGTGGTTTGATAACCTCCCACTCCAAGCCCAGTAAATGGTGCTGGAAAATTTGCAGCTATATTTGCCGTTACTTCTTCCCAAAGTATAGGCGCGTTGTACGGCATATACTTAGCTACACTAATAGTATCTTCTATAACATAATAGTCAACACTGTTTAGCGCAGATTCTATGTTTATTTTTCTAGGTTGGTTTCTATTGTCAGTCCAAAACAATAACTGCTCTAGTAAGTTAACGCCATATATTGGCGCTCCTTCCCAAAAGTTTAAATAAGCTCCCTGTACCAACACGCTATTTTGTGTCGCTACTCCTTGTGATATAACAGATCTAACTATAAAGTTAGAAGCTAAAGGCTTGTATTGACCATTTGTATTATTGATCAATTTATTGTCTGTTAAAAAGAAAAACACACAAGAGTTGGCTTCAGACACTAGGTAACCAATACACACTACATTAGCATTACTTGTTACTGCTGAGAAATCAACAAGTGTATTATTCCCTAAAACATTTTCTAGCGCGCCAACGTCCGAAGACTCTGACTTACTGACCTGTATATTTAATGCGTTTCTATATTCACCCTGTGGTAACAAGCGATCATCAAGATCCTTATTCATTTTGGATTTTATAAAAACATTTTTAAACTCTGCCATTTAATTTTAGTGTTTTATCCATTTAGACTTACCTCTCATAACTTGCACTATTTCACCAAGCTTAATGTTAGACAATCTTATTTTTGCATTTCTTAATTTAGAGCTAGCCTCTCTTTTCAGCCTGTTTATTATATACTCAGGTTGATTAATTCTACTCGCTAATACAGCATGTGATAGGTAAGCATATAAGGCATCTTCTGCTAACTTAGGTATTCTACTATCCATATCGTAAGCTAAGCCATCAGAGATGTACTCTAGTATTATTAGCCTATTAACTAAATTACTTGAAAAAGATATTTTACCTTCTCTGTCGTTCATGTTGAACCAGCCGTTAACTTGAGCGTATTGTGGGTCAATTCCATATAGTTGACCATGACCTGAGTTCCAGTAGCCACCATAGCCCCAGTCAAATTCAGCCCAGTCTACGCTAGCGTTAAATTCCCCTCCTAGCATATTGTTTGTTCTCCATCTTTCCTCTGTTATCGATGTTCCTTGTATGTTTTGACCAAAGTTATCTTGAGTTGGAACACCTTCGGAATCTTGTACCGGTGCTCTATAAGGAGAGTCTGTTAGATTGTTTGCTGGATATATTATTCTTTGCACACCAGACATATCAATCCATGACATGCGAACATAATTAACATAATCCTGAGGTATGACAACACTAAGATTAGGTGGTATTGTCAGTTCTTGGGACTTAATACTTTTTAGAGTATCATAACTAAACTCTTGTAAAGCACGTTTTGCGTGAAATATTAAATCAGTTCTCTTTACACTTGGTATTAATTTACCCGCTCCTACATATGCAACTATAAAATTGTTAACTACATCATTCAAAGTTACGTACTCATAACTACCATAGTTTTGCTCTGTGGTATTACCATATGCGTTCCTGTTCCCGTAACTTCCGCCATCTAATCTTTTTAGCTGGCATACTAACACATTATTTTGAGGAAGTGCTACAAGTAGTTTTACAGTGTTACCGGTTATAGTGTATGATGCTATATATTCTGTATAAGTTATACCATCAGCACTGCTATATAGCTTAAAATTGTTTAAAGCGTAGTCTACTTCTGTAGGATCAAAAGACCCAAACACTAGATTGGTGTCAAAAGTAAATGTAAAATCAGTTTGACCTAAAGCATTTTCAACCGTAAACCCTTGAGCTCCAGCGTAGTATTGTTGATTAGTTTCGTTTATAACTCCCATCTATTAGCTTTTTTTATTTACTTCTTTTCCTTGAACTTGTTGCGCGGCTATTTGAACTATAGAAGGATCTTGTATTATTATACCAGCATAGGCTAGTACTCTTAATATAATGTTAACTTGTTCTGATTCGTGTAATTCAAAATCTCTAGATCCTGTGCCTAAACTAGGATCAAAGTAATTACCGTTAAATATGTATTGACCTCTACCAGCCGTTGTAAAGCCCCATATAGGTGAAATAGGTTTTCTTATGTAATCAACCTCTATATTACTTGTTATACTGGTTGGATTTATATATATTACGTTCTGCAAGTGGCTATTTATAGTTGAACCAGCATTGTTTACATTACCTCTATTTTCGTATAAATACGTAGGAAAACTTTTTGTTGCTTTTGTTAAAGGAGATCTTTCTATGTTGTAGAAATCTGTTCTAGATAATCTTTGTAGTTCTATTTGATTACCTCTATCGTCTTTGTATATTGCAGTACCTAATCTGTAAAAATCTACAGTAGCTCCGTACTTGTCTACGGTTGGTAAAGTAAAATATGCTAGACCTGGGTTACTCGTGTTATCGTATACAGCGGACCCAAATGTTTTAAATATAGCTAACTTTTCGTCAAGATTCATTATCCTGTCAGCGTAGTCAACATCCGCTTGTGGCACTCTTAATTGCTGGTTTAAGTCTTCAAAGTATTTCTCAAATATATCTAATTGAACTTGAGTACCTACCTCATTAAATTCAGCAGGGGTTAAATAACCTCTTTGCTCTTTATTTATTATAGACAATACTGTTTGATATACAGTGTTTACGTTTACAGCCATACTTGTTTAAATTATAATACACTAGGGTACCATTAATATGATACCCTAATATATTAGTATCACTTGTTTATACTCTTTTTTCTATAGATTTATAAACCTCTACACCTTCATCTGTTTTAAACCACGCAGCTAGTGCTGAGTATGGGTTTTCGTCAAATGGTACAGTGAATAGTTTTCTGTCATTTGAACTCCAGTGAAAAGTTCTTTGATCTTGTGACAGGTTAATTATTTGAGCTTCAATAGCTTTTATACCAAAGTTTCTTAGCTGAACGTTTTCATCGTTGGCTAGATTCAAAAATAAATCTGGTTTTCTTTTAGCAAATAATAACAAATCTCTTTTAAGTTCTTTAGACTTCATATTAGAAACAGAACTTCCTTTTTCAACTCTAAGTATAGCCTCAGCTTGATCAATATCCATCTCCATTGCAGCATTAAGTGCACGCACTTCCATTTCTATGATATCTAAATCATCTTCTGCATCTTCAACAGAATCAAACTCAAAATATTTTTTATCTCTTAGTGGGTGGTATAAACTTAGTAGTTTTTGAAGAATTTGGTTTTCTTCTGGAACACTTAGTATACCATCTCTAAAAGTAATATGCCCCAACGTTACCTCACCTTTTTGCTCATCTGTAAAAGGACTGTTCATGTTAGTTGCATACCTTAATTCTCTTTGTTTAGCTTGATCTTTATCAAAATACAACAAAGGACTTTTTCTAGTATGTTTACCTGGAATCGTTAATGTTAATGGTTGTTTATTACCTTTAACAATATAGGTTCTAGGTTTTACTTCCCACTCTGGTTTAGTGGGTACTACTGGAGCAGTGATTTTTTGCACTGCTACTTTCTCTTGAGGTGCAACCTCAACTTTTTTTGCTTCAGCTGTTTTAGCCATAATATAATATAATTTAATAATTGATAAAAGTAATAATTACCCCCGTTAATATAACGAGGGTAAGAATTACATTTGAATCCTTAGATTCCTTTGAATAACACGAAGTTATTTGCAGCTTGTACTACTAAACATCTTTCAGATAAGAAGTTTACAGTCATAGCATCTAGGTCGCTAGTGAAAGCTCCACCAACAGAACCAGTTAACCAAGACTTCATACGTCTGTCATCGGCTTGTGAAGCACGGTAACGAACGTGTAAGAATGGTCGTCTGATGTTTGTTCCTAGAATCTGATCGTAAACAGTAGAAGTTCCAGCAGGAACTAACATACCTTCAATAGAAGCAGGTCCAGTCATAGCTCCACGAGTAGAAGCATCGTTTAAGTATTTCCAGTCAGTTTTGTAGAAATCGTAAGATCCTCTACGGAAACCAGAAAAACCTAAGTTTAATGCCATCTCTTCAGAGTTTTCAAATAATCCAAAAGCAGTTCCACCGCTTCCTCCAGATGAGATAGCAGCTAGCATATCGTCAAAATCAAGATTAGTGTTTCTGTTTAAGAATAACATGTTCTCTTCGATTGCTCCTTGAGTATCTAAATTTCTAAGAATATCATCAAAGTCATTTATACCGTTAGCAGCAGAGAATCCAACCTGTACATTACCTCTGTTCTCAACAGCAGCAAATAAACCTTCTGTACCAGTAACACCTGCGATTGTAGATGTAGCAGCAACTGACTCACCTTCTACAACAGACATTTCTAGGTAATCCTCAAAACGTAGTCTTGTTTCAGACTCTGCTTTTAGGTACCATAAGTATCCAGACGTTCCATCTTCAGTAGCAACTTCTACCCAACCGATCTGAGCTGTGTCAGAACCATTGATTGAATATTGAGTTCTAATGATAATTGGCTTGTTAGAAAACTGAGTAAATGCAGGAGTTATTGTTTGAATAGGGTAGTTATTACCCGCCACTGCTAATGCTCCAGTTCCAGCAATTGTAGTGTTTGTTCCTTTTGGATATTCAGAACCGTAAACAAATATCTTTACGGTGCCAACTAGTCCTTCAGTAGCTAATGTAGCAGAACCGTAAGGTAACACGTTTAATACACCTGTTGCAGTCTGTGATCCTGTTACTAAACATTTTGCCTCTCCACCAAAGTCATCCATCACTACGATAGTTTGTTGTGGAGATATAACGTTAATAATGGTTGCGGCAACTGGGATAGTAATAGTACCTGCAGCGCTGTTAAACGTACAGTTATCATATGCTACGTGTAGTCTGTTTTGTTCAGACCAGATCACTTGATCAGATGTCATTGGTAATTCAGCCCCAACCATACGTAAGAATCCAGATAGCGTACGATTTCCGTAACGCTCTACTTCTGCTTCGTAAAGTTCAGGTAGGTATTGTTGCGCGAAGTTTCCACCTGCAGCGCCGTCAAATGTTAGATAGTTATTGGCAAGCGGCTGTTGCTGCTGCGATGGTACTATCGAACCAAATTGTGGTGTTAATGCCATAATTTAAAAGTTTAATTAGTTAAATTTTCGTTTTTTAATTTTTAGTTTAGACGAATCTAATCCGCTTATTGATTTTACTTTTAACCCGTTTATAAAGACGTTTCCATCTGCAACTTGCCTAGGTTTGCCGTTACTTAAGTTTTTAGATGAGTCAACGATGTTTTTAATACCATCAGCTCTTCCTTGTTCGTAAAAATGATTAGCGATTTTATCCGAGTTCATAGCAGCATACATAGCTTTGTGATAACCAGAAGGATCTGTCACGGCTCCCTTTTTGTCTACAAATTTTGAAACAAAACTGTTTACATTGAGCTGTGATTTACCTACTTCAGATGGGTTTTGTAGCTTGTATCTAAACTTCTTTTCTCCTAAACTGAAATCAAAACCTTTGAAATCATCGTTAAAAATTTGTTCAGTTTGCGCTTTAAAATCCTGCTGAAGAGTCTTCGCATTCTCTTCTTGCTGCTTGTATCTATTGAAAAAGTCCGTAGCTTTTTGCTGATCTTGGGTAGCACCAGGTCTCAACTTGATTTCCTGATAGTATTTATCCTTCATAGCATCAAGCTCCTTACGGGCTTTAGCAACTTCTTCCTTGAAAGCCAATTTCTTTTTTCTAATATCTCTTGGCTCGTCAAGATCCTCATCGTAAGAAAAATTGTCTTCCATAAGAAAATCAACTTCTTCTTTATCAAGATGAGGTTTAGTCTGTTTGTAATACTCGTTGAGTAGTACTTTTTCGTTTACGTTAGAGTAGTCATGGTTAAGTCTTACATAATCCTCTATTGTTCCACCTGTCTGAGACATAAAGTCTACAAGTGATTGTATGTTTTCAGGCAATGCTTTGCCTTGGGTAACTTGATCTTTAACAGCTTGCTCTGCTTCTTCGTAGAGCTCTGTTGTTTTTTCATCTACCTCTTCTTCAGTTATTTCCTGTATAGGGCTTTCTAATTCTTCTTTGGTGTCCCGTACTTCTTCAGCCACTTCTTTGCTGTCGCCACTGTCTTTGGACTCTTCGATAATAACATCGCTATCATCTGTCTTTTGTGTTTGAACGGCATCTGTTTCTTTTTTTTCTGTTAAATCAACCTTTATAACATCTGGTACAACTTCTCCTTGTGCTTCGGGTTTTGATAAATCAACCTTAACTGGTTCATTGTTTGATGTATCGGAAAATTTCTTCGGTGATTTTCTTTTACCTTTTAAAGAAAACTCCCCTTCTTGTTTGACCTCTACGGCCGCTTTTACTTCTGACATAATATAATATTATAAAATTAAAAATTATTTAGGACCAAAGGCTTCTAAGCCGAAGTCACCTAAACTATCGTTAGTAGATTCAAAGTCGATAGGAGTTCCATCGTTTTGTCTCTGCTGTATCATTTGTGATTGCTGTGTTCCTATTATTCTAGCTCTTTTATCTTTTCTATCTTCAATATCACCTTCTTTACCTTTCTCTCCATTGAATCTTTCTTTAGCTAATTGAACATTGTAATTAAACTCCTCAGCCATAAGCTCTCTTTTTATAGCTGCTTCAGCTTGCATTCGCTGTATTTCAAATTGAGACTTAGCTTGCTCCAACTGCATTTTTTGATCAGTTAGTACTTGTTGCTTTTGAGTTTCAGCCATAGCTGTTTGTTCAGCTAGTTGACCGTTTGCTTGAGCTTGAGCTTGCATGTTAGCCTGTGATGCTTTTTGATCTCTCTCTTGTTTTAGTCTACGTTTTTGCTTAAGCATTTGATTAGCTAGTTTCAAATTACGTATTTGCCTAAGGTCAATAGCATCTTCTAAATCAATACCACCGGTTTGTAAGGCAACCTGTATGTTTTGTTCAAGTTGTGCTTTTTCCTCTTCGTCAGGTTCTAAGTCTAGGAATATACCAAAGTCATGTAAGTTTAAATTAGATATCTCTGATAATGTCTGAACGTTAAACGTTGATATAGAATTCTTTAGTGCTTCAGCTGTTAGTGGAAATCTAACTACATCAGCTAGCTTTTTAGATATATTCTCACATAATCTCAATGTCAAGTATAGACTAGCGTCGTTAATATGTTTAGTAGCTATATTTGATTGTTGTGCAGCTATTTTTTGTAGCCCAACCAACGTGTCTCTATCAGGTAAACTACCATCTCTAGCTTCGTTAAGACCTGTTACGTCTCTAATCATTTGAACATAATAGTTATATGTGCTCGTTAACGCGGCTATCTTTCCTTGTCCTGAGGAAGATGATAATTCTTGAACCGGTACTTTACCTGCATTCATTGCCCCGTCTTGAGTTAGCGATCTACCAACAACAGATCCAGTCTGAAAGTACATGTTAAGCGCCTCTGCTGGGTTATAGTTAGTACCATTACCTAGATCAACTTCAGCTAAACCATCCATATCCAAGAACACACCATCTGGTACCATTCTTGAGATTACCTGCTGAAGCTTTAGATGTGTCAATTGAATCATGTCTGCAAAGCCTATAGTTTTACTAACGATTGATTCTATTCTACCTTTGTAAATTCTAGGCGCACATATAGTGTAATTCATTTCCACTTTAGTAGTGTCAGCCATTGGCCTGGTCATGTTCTCTGCCATTCTCCAGTCTAGCATCATGTTTGTTCCTAGCACCTTAACACCTTCAAATAAAACCTCTATGCTTCTTGAAACTCTGTCAAACTTGTCACTAGGTGGTGGATTAAAAGCGTCTGTTTTTTCTAGTACTTTTTCTAAACCTTGATCCGTTTGCTTTAACTTGAACACTTGATCCATATATGTCTTATATTCAAAATATAAAACCTGTACTGTGTTTTCATCATATGCACCCCAGTTGTTTATGTAGTTTTGGTTGCTATATGATTTTTGTATTTTAGTTAATTCCTCGTCTGATATGTGAGGAAATTGTTGTTTAATCTCTGCTATAGTAACCGCTTTAACTTCTCCAACATAGTATACATCTTCGAAGTTTGGGTCTTCTGTATATGAATGAATCATATAAGCAGGATCAACATAATCTAAAGTTATACCTTCTGATATGTTAAAGTTTGTTTTTGCTGCCGCTATACCTAATGTTACAAGATCATAGTTTAACCTACGTTTTAATAACTCAAACTTATTCTTGTCTAAGGTCTGAGTTATAGCTTCTTCTTCTGCTATTTCTATAGCTTGCTTGTAAGATAGTTGTAAATGCAACTCCATCTCTTCCATTGTTTTAGGAAGATCCATTGGTGGTATATTTGTTTTAGATATATCTTGACCTGTAGTTCTTTTTACTTCTTGTATTATATCTTGACCAAACATATCCATAGCTAAACCAGAGGCATAGTCTGTTCTTTTCTTTATAGACGCTGGATCATTAGCATAAGCTTTAATGTCATAATCTTTGTTGGATATACCATTGGTTAGTATATCTACAAACTTAGATAGTATAGGAACTGGCTTCCAGTCTAAGTTCAAATAAGACAAATCACCGTTTATAGATAATTCATCTTTATATTTTTGTGTTGATTGCTCTCCTCTAGCATAAAGTCTACGCGTGTGGTAGTTATTAAAAGAAGTTAGATATCTATTCCCATTAGTTCTACCTTGTGCAAACCACTCTGACTGTATAGCGTCAGCAACCTGCGAACCATACTTGAGGCTTAATTTTTCCTCCAAAGGTACTACCTGATTGGGAAACGCACTGTTAGCATTATAATTTATATTCATTTACTTTATAATTTTAGAAGCAATACCGGTGTTATCATATTTTTTTATACCTAAATTATAAGATATAATTTCTCTTTTTGGTATGGGTCTATATCTATTTTTATTGCAAGCCATCAACGCTAGTCCAGAACTGATAGATGCATCATGCTTTGTTCTGTTGTTTATGTTGAATCTACTCCAGTCATTTAATGTTTTTTGAAAATACATATCACCATAACCTCTTTCTTGTAAACCTATAAAGTTTTCTATGTATGTCTCTATGGCAGCAGCGTGGGCTTGCTTGATATCCTCACTTGAGTTTGGTATACCACCAATATCTCTTTCGGTAACAGAAAGCTTATTGTATAGCTTGTCTGGTCTGTTCATTGAAAAACCTCTATATCCTCTACGTTTAAAATGATATAGCAATCTAGGTTTATTATTTTCACATAATATAGGCATTCCATAAAATACGCAAGCCATTAAAACATCTTCAAAAAATATCTCAGCTGTTTGGGGTCTTGCAATGTATTCTAAAAAAAAGTGATTAGGCGGCACGTCTAGCATGCTAAAGCTGGTTAAACCATGGAGAGCTCCGTTGGAACCTCTATTATCAACCGTGCCCGATATGTCATAACTGTCACAACCAAAAGCTCCTAAGCCGTCATTACCTGGATACTTAACACCGTTCTTTACTATTACACGATTTTGAAGGTTTTCAGGCGGAACCCAAGTAACTAAAAATCTACCACTATTATTTGGAACAAATATAACGCTAGTATCTTTAATGCCATCTCTCCATTGAAAACTACCTTTAGTAACTAGAGAGCTATGCTTTAAGTCGCCATTGAAATCTATTTGCTCGTATATTTTTGTTAAATTAAATAAAGACTGCTTTGCTTCGTCTCTAAACGCATGGTCTTCTGTCCTTGGAAATTGTCTGTAAAATTCATTTAAAGCGTCTTGATCTCCTTTTAAACCATCAACTTCGTTTTGCCAGTATTCTATAACGCCAAAGTCTATAACATCTCCTTGTGGTCCTACAACTTCTTCTTCTGGTGTATCGAATACAGGTGTGCCATAAGAATCAATGTATCCCTCGTAGTTCCATTCCATAGGTATGAACAAAGAATAGAGTCCTGAGCGAGTCTGTCCGTTGCGGTTTCTTTTTTTAACGTCTGAATCATAGTAAAGTTTTTTAAAGTTTTCACCACCTTTATCTAAAGCGTTTGAGGTTGACCCCATCATGCACTTGCCTATAACTCTACTACCTAATCTTAGTGTTGTTTTCGTAACCCTCCAGTTGTTGAGGATGTTGTTCGGCCTTTCCCATTTACCCGATTCGTCGTGGACGAGGAGTTTGAGTTTCTCACCATCGTACGAGTTGTCGCCTGTATTCTTCCAGTCGATTGTGGTATCAAGACCTGTGATCTCTTTGACCGTTTGGTTTGAGTCAAGTTTCTTACGTGTAAACTTTGAGGCGGGGACTCTGTATGCGAGCTCGGTTTTTGGCCTGTCCATACCGTCCTGTATTGGTTTGAAGAAGAATGGGTAATTAACCGATATTGGGACAACCTTATCTGTGAACATCGATTTAGCATCGGGACCCGATTTGGACAATATTCCGTACCGTGAATCCGAGGATATAGTTGCAAGATTGACGGTCTCAGCCGAGGACATAAAGGAAAACCCTGATCTACGGTTTTTAAGATAACACATTCCATAAGACCGCTTGTCGGCCTTGCATGCCTCCCAGAATATAAAGAATAATCTATTTGCTTCTCGAAAGTCTGGCTTCCCAACATCAATTTTGGACCACTGCAGGTACATAAAGTGAGTACCAGTAATGTAAGTATCCAGATCCTTATTATTGAACCAAAAACCTTGCTCTCTCCTAGTAAACTCTTTATCGATGTAATCATACCATTTTTCTTTGAAATCTATTGGGTAATTCTCCCAGTCAAATATTGTTTTTATTTTCTTTAACTCATTCGGTAATTCTGTTCTTTCCCAAGACCCTGACTTAAACTCAACAACATCTTTAGGTTTAGGTAACGCAATCTTTAGGTTTTGTATATCGTATATTTCTCCTATCTCACCCGTCTTGCTTATAACAACAACGTCGTGTTCTTTATTATAACCGTACTCCCACTTCTTATACCTGTTATTCTTTTTTATTATATGAGGCTTGATATGATCCTCTGCTATTTTAAATAAACTTTGAGTATACATTATCTAGACCTCCCCTCTGCAAAGCCTTTAAAAGTTTTTTCTTTACTTTCTCTAGGCTTTTCGTTTAGTATAGCTTCCTCCTCTTGAATCCTTTGTAATATTTCAAAAGCATCGAATATAGCTAATTTCTTAGTAGCCGCCGCATTTTTTAATCTGTCTGCTGATATATCATCGTCGGAATCAACAATAGCTTCTTTAGCTACCTTTATTAATTCTTCAACGGCTTTATGCCCAGCTAGGATTATATTCTTCTTCGTCTTCTTTATATCCATGTTCCAATAAAATATCATTTGATTTCATACAATATAAACGTTCACCATCTATATTAAACTCCCATTCAGACCCAGCTTTAAATGTCACCATATGTCCTGGGGTTATTCCTAGCTCTTCTAAGGAGCTATTACCTATTTTTAGTATACCAATATTGTTTGCTTCTTTATTGTTCATTAGAAGCTCTGTTTCTTTAATTGGTATTATAAAACAACGGTCGTTAATAGATCGCCATTTATCTTTTCTTTTATATAGGTATACTTGGTCAACACTAGCAAAATACAAATCATCTTTAAAATAAGACCTGCTGTTTGTTTGCTTTCCTTGCATATTGTAGAATCTTCTAAAAACATTCTGATGTATTACAACTATATCACCCTGTTTAACAGGTGTTGCAATAGCGAGAGGCGTTGATACTACTTCAGCAAATCTATTTACAAACTTCCAACCTTCTATTTTAGTGTTTAAAACTAATTCAGTGTCTCCTATTTTTTTTGTATTTGCATATCTATCACCTATCGGCTTAACGATAAAATCATATACACTTTTCATTAGTACTTTATATCATACTCTATAGATATAGCCATGTTAGAATTAAATTTCTTCCATGGCAATACCTCGTCGTTTTTCTTAATGTAAATGTTATATGATGAATCTTCATCTTCTAATAGAATGTGAGATATAGTGTGACCACCATAGACCTCTTGAGCTACAGAATAGTGCATAGCGTCATTTTTATAATCAGCACCTATGCTAATTTTCCTTATGACATTATCCATCTTTCTCTACTTTAGTACATGAACCGTCTTCTAAGCTAATGTTGACAGCCCCGTATTTTCCTTCAAGATCACTTTTTGTATCTTCTATATTTTTATTTAATTCGGCTACTTTATGAAGCAGTCCGTGCTTTTGAGTTTCTAGAACACCAATGCCAGTTAACATCTCGTTTAATGTTTTTTGTTGTTCTACTATTTTCTCTAATTCTTTCTTTGTTATTTTATTTACTTTTTTCATTTTATTTAATTTAATTTAATTACTATTTTTTTTACTAATTTATATGTTCCTAGTAAAGACCAGGTGGTAAACACCAAACCTAAAAAACTCATTGGGTTTAAGTAAAGATTGGTACTTGTGTCTGTTAAGTCAAAATACCAAACTGACCACAAAGTGACTGCTAGTAATAATGTTAATATTTTCATTTGATTTAATTTAATTATTTGTTTTTTCTATTTTTTTAGCTTTCTCCCAGCTACGGCCTACAAAATAAGCACCATATACTGTTACTAAAAGAGTTTGAAATATTGGTATGTATTCGTCTGCTATCTTAAAATCACCTGTATTTCCATCAAAAAAGGCACATACAGTAAATATAACAGTTAAATACACAAGAACCATAGGGCGTATATTTTTAGAGAGCACACTGTCTGATGCCATATCTGACTTCCACCTTTCGGTTACTTGCGATTGGGCTTCACTGTCAGCTTTCTCTAAGATCTCAACCATTAGCCTTTTGGCCTCAAGCTTTTCTTCCTTGGTAGTTGTAAGCTTATCAATGACGTTACCAACTTCGCTGATAACGCCACCTGTAAGCCATTGAATTATCTTGTCCAATGTTATTTATTTAATTTAATTTCTAATACTTCTTTCCCATTTGGAAAAATATAGTCATACCCTGGATACATAATAGTAGCATAACCTCTGTCGTCAATACCTAAAACTTTACTCTCAACACCTTTCATGGTAATTTTATTACCAGCTATTAAGTTAGTTTTTTTATTTACGTCAGGACTATTTTTTAAATACCCTTTATTTGAATACACTATCTTCCTCTTTTATTTCTGTTCTTTATTCTTTGTTTTGCAAGTTCTGTTTGCTCGTTATTGTAGTTTGTTGTTTCACCTACTCTCGCATTTCCCTTGCCATCATCATCAAGATAATCAGCAAGAGTACCAAATGTTTTACCTTCTTTAGCAAGTTTCCTTGATTCGTCGAAGTGCATGTTTTCAGTCTGTTTTTGAGTTCTAGCAAAGCGATTGAGACCTCCGTCGTCTGACCCAATAACAGGTATCATATCTGCCAATTGCGTTCCAAGGTCACCTGCACCTCTAGATATAGTTCTACCTAGTTTTGAAAAGAAACCTTGAGCAGGTCCCTCTCCCATATATTTTGAAGCTCCTCCATAGCTCATTACGTCCATTGCTTTCATAGCTCCTTTATCGTAGCCGCTAGCTCGTCCAGGTCCAAACTTTTGAGCATAACCCATTTTACCAGCTCCTTCTTTTGCTTGATTTCTCGCCATTTCTTTTGCAGGCGCACTCGGTTTCTTTGCGGAATAACTTCCGCCGTCTTGATTTGTTTTCATGTTTCTATTTTTATTTTTATATTATTTTTTTTCAGCGGCATACGCTGCTTTTTCCCAAGGACCTTTACCTGCTTGCATAACAGAGTAGTCATATTCTTTTCCTTTGAACATCACTTTACCTGCACCAACATTGTAATCTAGTTCACCGTTTTTAAATTGGTCAACGTGTACTTGTTCGTGTGCTATGGTATTGTCTAGTTCTTTTTTACTAGAATTTTTAACAGCATCTTCGTTTAAAATAATAACTCCATTTTTAGGTGTTCTCGCAAATACAGGATCATCACCCATATCTCTTTCGAACACAGATGTACTCATTTTATTGAGATTAAAAAAAGGTTTTATATTAAATGCCATTCTTGTTTATATAAGGAAATTTGTTATTGAACCACTCTTGCCTGTTATTGCAACCACAATTAATATTAAGCCCGTCAGAGACAATGTCAACGACGTGCTTAATACCTGTTTTGTGTGTGAAGTTAGCTATGCTATCTCCTAGTCCTTTAGGTTTCATTTACTATATAGAGTTGCTTGAAGCAAATGAAGCTTGTACAAAGTACATTTGGCTATCATCGCCTCTTACACCAGTACCATCTAAACTTAATTGAACTTGTGAAGAAACTCCACCTGGGTTAGCAGTTAATGCTCTGTTTACAGCTTGTGAAGGCATGTTCTGATATACAGAAGGTACCACTGGAGCAACGATCGCTACAGCACCAGAAACTGGACTTGAATCTACGTTTGTTCCCACGGATAATGTAAGTACTCTTCCACCTACTGTTCCAGCCGCAGCTGTCCCACTTACAGGGTCAGCTCCTGCAACTAAAGCAGATGCTAATCCTACATACTCGCTTAATGTAATAACTACCGATCCAGCAGCTGCGCCATCTGAAATGCTTTCAATTTTTGAAACATCTAATAATACGTCCCTTTGTCCGTTTCCACCTGTTAATGTTTCTGCATTATCAATTCTGAATTTAATAAATTTTGCCATAATTTTTGTTGTTTGTTGTTTGTTGTTTGTTGTTTGTTGTTTGTTTTATATGATTTATTACAGTTTTCTCTGTTTTGTTAAAATTTAAAAGTAGCGTTAGCACTTACACTAGTGTTGTCTGGGTCTTTTGAGAAATTAGCTCCATAGGTTGTTTGCCCACTTTTAGAGTTACCTGCTAAACCAAAACCGTAACCGCCTTGAGAATTAGCATTAGCTGATACTTTAAAATTAGGTATCGGGCTATAGTTAGCGTTAGCTGAATAATCTACTTTTGGATCTTTGTTTTCTATACTAGGTGTTGTTCTATTGGCATTAACCCCAAGACTTAAGCTTTGGTCTTTGCTTTGAGCTGGGCCAGCATTAGCTTTTATAGCTTTATCTTTGCGCGCCATGTACTCTTCAGTAGAATGAGCGCTAGTGTGTCTAGCAGCTCCTCGATGCTTGTCATCGTATTTAAGATCACCTGCTAGTTTTGATATATGCTTCTCGTCAGCTGTCATGTCTATATCGCTATGACCATGCTTGTTGTCATAGTCTACATCTTCTTTTAGATACTGCATGTGTGCTTGATCATCTCTTCTTGTAGCGGCAAAGTTATGACTTGTTACTCTAGTATGTCTAGAGTTTCCGCTGTATTTTCCGTAATGCCCGTCCTCGTATATTGCCATAGTTTAATTATTTACCCATTATCAATTCAGTAGCTGTTGTTCCCGTCGCTAGTACATAGTCTACTATAAAAGGCAGTTTACTACCAGCTTGAACACCTTTTATTGTTATTGCATCCGTAGCCGTTGGAAGTCCACCAGCAGCAGCTGTTACTCCTACCATTATTACTTTAATATCAGTACCGGTCGTAGAGTTTCCTACGTATATAGCTGATGCATTTAAAAATGTAGTTGAGTTTATAGTATCACTTACGGTTAATGATTTAACTTCTGTTATGAAGTCAGGTTGATTTCCAAATTGTCCCATTTTTGTTTTTTTTTTAATATTCTCTACCTTGAGCGCAAAGAACTGCATTAAGTGGTTTATAAGGTACGCTGGCTTGATTTAACTTGATACCCGTTATACCTCTGGAGCTTCCTTTTCCTTTTGGAAACATGTCCGTGTTTAACGGCCCGTCCCATATAGCTGATTCTCCTACTTGACCTGATGATAATACAGGATTTTTAATTATTGATTTGCTTTTGTGATCCATGTTATATTTTTTTATTTATTCTCATTTTAGCTGCACCAACTGATGCGTTTCTCATAAACTCACTACCAAACATATCGGCTGCAGGATCTCCAGGAGAAGGCATTGCTTCTTGTAGTGATCCAGGTGATGGGGATGCGTTTAATGTTCCTGTTGCTACCGGCGCCGGTGGTGTACTAGATGCGTCACCAAAACTACCACCTGTTACAAATTCCTGTATTGGTTGGACTGACTGCACAGGATCTTTACCAGCTCCTTCTATTGCGTCTAGTCTTGTTTCAAGATTTTCAAACCTTTGTTTCATTCCAGCTCCTCCAGAGTTAACACTTGCTGTAGCTCCTTGTTGTTTTGATCTTAAGGCACGTTGCATAGCCGCATTAGCGGTTTGCCCTGCCGCGCCGACTGCTCCTCCTGTCATAAAATTATTTCCTGCTCCACCACCCATTGCTGATGCTGCCGCTGCTGCTTGACTCATACTATCTGTTTTTGTCTCTGTTAACGTTATATACGGATGTTTGTAATACTTTATCCATATATGTTTTTCCTTGCATTATAGAGTTTCTTCTTTCGCTTGTAGGTATATCATCTTCTCCAGTCATTATTCTATAGACTTTTCTTATAAGTTGTTTACCTTTAAAAGAAACTTTATATATATTATATTTTTGGGTTGTTCTATTTCTTTTCCTCCAGACCGTTATCCAGTCTTCTTGAATAAGCTTATTCCATCTCCTGTTGTTCCAGCTAAAAGAATAACTCCCCATTTTAAAATCATCGATTGTAAACATGTCTATACAATCTAAGTATATAAGTAATTCAAGTTCAGCGTCAGTTAAGTCGTTGTTTCTACAGGCCCATTTGCGTATCGTACGGTAATGTTTTAGCAGATTGAAATCTTTTAAATCTCCTGCTTCTAGCCTTTTCATATCACAACGACAATATCTTGAACTTTTATTACTTGTAATTTTTTACCATCATGCTCTATATTATGACCTGCATGTTTGTCATAAAATATATAATCGTTCTTTTTAAGAAATGATTGATCACCTGGATCTATTACTTCTGCTTGAACGTATCTAATATCGTCTCTATCGTTTTCAGATAACAACAAACCTCCTTCGGTTTTAGTTGTCTTCTTTTCTAGCTTATTAACTAATAAATAACTACCTACCGCTTTCATCAATTCTCATATTATTAATTACACAATCAGTTGATAGTATTGTTGTCGCTACTGAAGCCGCATTTTTAAGGGCGCTCTTTGTTACAAGTAGCGGATCTATAATACCAGCCTTAATCATATTTACCATATTTCCTGTAACCACGTTTATTCCTTCGCCTGCCTTCTTAGGTTCATCAACCTCAAGACCAGCGTTTTTCAAAATTGCTTTCCACGGTGCTTTAATTGCTTTTCTTAATATGCCTTCTCCAGGTATTTTTTTATCTAAAACCTTTGAAGCATTTAATAAAGCTATACCACCACCTGGTACTATACCTTCTTTTATTGCGGCTCTTGTAGCGCATATAGCATCTTCTACTCTATCTTGTTTTTCTTTTAACTCTATAGCTGAATTAGCTCCTACTTTAACCACCGCTACCTTAGCGCTTAGTCTAGCGAGTCTTTGCTCCAAACCTACTCTAACATGTTCTTTGTTAGTTTCTAATAATTTAGATCGTATCTGTTTTATTATAGAATCAACTTCTTCTGAATCTTTTTCAACTCTAATTATTGACTTGTCTTTTTCTGTAACAACCTTAATACATCGCCCTAGATAATCTACTTCTATAGAACTTAAATCATCACCTAGGTCTTCGTTAACAACTGTAGCTCCTGTTAGTAATGCCAAGTCATCTAGTATCTCTTTACGTCTCAATCCATATGCTGGTGGATCTAATACGTTTATCTTTATATTGCCTTTCATTTTATTCATAAGCAGCGCAGACATAACATTTGCTTCTACTTCACCTATGATCAATAAAGGTTCTTTTGTTTGTATTACATGCTCTAGTACCGGCTGTATCTGTCTTATCGAGTCAACCTTAGAATCTATAAGTAAAACTAAAGGATTGTCTAGCTCTGCTGTACCTGTATCTTTGTTTGTTATAAAGTTAGGGTTTAATAATCCTTTGTTGTACTCTACACCCTCCACAACTTCAACGCTTGTTTCGCCTTCTGCCGATGGCTCCATAACTACTAAACCTGCGTCTCCTACCTTCTTAAACGCATCCGCGATAATAGAACCTAAAGCTTTGTCGTTGTTTGTAGATATAATAGCTATGTCATCTATCTTGTCTTTAACTGGTACAGATTGTTTCTCTAGTTCTTTTATAATTATATCTACACCATTTAGCACCTGTTCTTTTACAGCTCTAACGTCTTTGTTGTCTAGCTTGTAAGCTTCGTCTAGTATGGCATGTGCCAAGATGGTAGCGGTGGTAGTACCATCACCAGCCTCTTTAACCGTCTTGCGAGCTGCTTCTTTTAAAAGCGTAGCCCCTATGTTTTCTACTGGATCTCTAAGAAATATAGCATCTGCAACCGTAACACCATCTTTTGTAATAAGCGGATTACCTCCTGTGTCTTCTAGTATAACACATTTACCGCTAGCCCCAAGTGTGGAGCTAACAGCTTTTGTGAGTTTCTCTATTCCTTTAAATATTTGATTCCTAGCATCGTCTCCGAAGCTAAGGTTTTTTACTATAGCGTCTGCCATGATTTAATTAAATTTGATTTGATTATTATTTAAAGGTCTTTACTACCTTTGGTCCTTTGATGAATTCTAGTTTTGCCGCGTAGTGCTCGATGCTACCATCAATAGCAGCTTCAGCTGATTCAATAGTTTCTCTCCTAGTTACATCTAGCCAGTTATCGCAGCATGTATCTTTATCTGGATCACAATTACAATCTGGATCTTTATACTCTGTTTGGTAAAATCCATTAGGTAGTTGAACAATCCTCCAGTTTTTCTTTTCTGATAAGTGTTTCCACCAATTTATCTGGTCTTGGGATAATTGATTTGGTTGACTAGACCATGTGTCAGTCTTATAATATAATGTCATCGGTTTTGGTTTTAGTTAGACATTTGGTTATGCTCTTACCCGAGCAGGGTATGTGTTTATTATCACTTGGTTTTATTTGTTTTTACCATGTTACCGCTAAAGCTACTCTAGCAAGACCCTATTGATGTTACTACTCCTGAGCTATTTACAGTATACGTACCGCTTCCGCTACCATTAGAATTAAACTGCCTTCTTCCTCCTGCAAAAAGTGGGGTGGTTCCCAGATCTGAATAAACAGTATCATTTACAGCGGGGAAAGTACCACTACCAGTATGGTAAAAAGTAGCGTTAGAACTAGTGAGACTACAAGGATTTCTTGGAGAAGAGGTGTTACTAAGAAAAGCTGTAAAAGCGTTCTGCGATCCGTAATCTCTAAAGTTTAATAATTGATCCTTGCTTCCTTCGTATGCTGAATTAAAATAACTAGCAATAGCGTCAGAAAAACAATCGTTTAAATCATCTGTTGTTGGGTTAACTTCTGTAACCACATCTTGTAATGTAAAAGTTGTAGTATTTGGAACACCCATTATATTCCTGCTTTTTCTAATCTTGCTTCTAACTCAGCAATTTTAGCTATTAATAAATCTATATACTTAACTGACTTAAATCCTTCATCATTTGTAACAACAAACTCAGGATTACTAACTTCTAATTCTTGTGCTATAACACCAACTCTATAATCTTCAGAAGAACCTTTCATAGTAAAAGATTTCCATTCTGCACTTATAGCTTTTGGCCCAAGGTCTAT